TTTTTTGCGGAATCCTCCGCGTCTTCTTTTGTAGCGCATTGTTTTTGTTTGTTAAAGTTTGAAATATGAATTTGGGTAATTTGTAATAAACTTAATATTGAATCATATCTTGATAGTATTAAACTTTCAGTCTGTTGGTTTCCCAAAGTACTTGAATTAATTTGTTTAATCAAGTTATCCATATCTTTCTTCATTTCTAAAGATGTTTTCTTAAAATAAGTCATTTTTTAAATTTGTTATATAAATAATGAAATGTTCCAGCTGTAGCGTTTAATGTACTTTCGTTATATTTTCTTTCGTGTGGTTTACTTAGCCAATCTTTATATTGAGAACCTAAACCTTTAAAGCTAACTGTTTCTCCTACAATTCCTTCTAGAAATTGAGCTAATGATCTTGCCCAAAGAGGATCCCATTTAAATATTCCTTGCTTAGCAAGATCTTCTTCAAATTCTTTGAGCCTATAATCTTGTTTAAGATTATTAATTGTTTGATAAATTTGTTGTTTTTGTGCTTCTGTTGAAGCAGTTTCTGCCTTCATTTTAAGCACTGTTTGTGCTGCTATTTGCAAGTTAGGTGCTTGCATTGCAGCTTTTCTTTCATTTTCTGAAAGTGTGTATAGTGTATTTGCTCTTTTTTGCTGTAAATCTGCTGTTGCTGCATCAATACTTGTTTGAAAGTTTTCACTAGCTAATCGGTTATTAAGATCATAACCTTTAGTTTGTGTTGATGTAGCTAATGTTTGTGCTGCTAATAAAGCATTTTCTTGAGCAATTTTTGTATTCGCTGCTTTTAAATTATCGTACTGAGCCTGTTTAATTTTAGTATCAAAATATCCCTGTACTAATCCTGTTCCTATACTTCCAAAGTCTGGGGTTCTAAATTGTCCTCCTTGTACATCTGGAGTTGATATATTTCCTGCGGGTTGAATTGCTCCGCCTTTATCATATACCATATTCGGATTTAATCCAGCTTTTTTTAACCTCTGCATTTGTGCTTCTGGGCTATTGTATTCATTCTGCATATTCCAAAATTGAATATTATCTGCTTTGGTTTTTGCATAGGTTTCTCGACTAAATTGTCTCGATTTTTTGTTTTGTCTGCCTGTGGCTGCTGCGTTAGCGGTATTTGCTAGCGCTGTTATGCCTGCTGCTGCTGTGATTGGATCTATTGGCATTTTTTTGTTTTTTTGTTTTAATTTTCCACCTGCTTTTTCACTTTCGCAAGCTCTCGTTTATAATTGGTGTCAATTAGCACTAATATATCAAGTAGTATTAGTGCATAGCCTCCTCTTCGAAGGCTTGTTTCCATTGCGCTTTGCTTTTTTTACCGTAACGCCATGTATCGGGCAACCGCTCATATCCATTCGCGGTTGCCCTCTGTTTGTTTGCCTTTTGTTTTTTAAATAGGGGGTTTCTATTATAGGCCATCTTGTTCTTGTTTTTCTTCTACAAAGTTTTGGCTTTCGCTCATTTGCGGCTCACGTCCTTCGGCACGTATATGCTCCGCTAGGGAGGTTCTAGTTTCTGATATTTTCTCGCGAATGAATCTAGCATATTCTATGCGTTCTATTGGGTCCATTCTACTAACGTCTGCGAATTCTTCGTCTTCTCCATAATAAACAGGTGTAAAGGTTGCTACTGATTGTCCTCTAGTGTATCGTTCTACTAATTCTTGTAATGACAAAGTCATGTCTGGAACTGTCTGGCTTGGTTCCATTGATGATTTCTCCTCCTGCTCCTCTGTTTTTACTATGTAATTGAATGATGATCTAAATTTTATTACGCCCTTCTCGGGCTCGTTTTTCGTGAGTAACGATTCTGTGAGATTTTCCACTTTCTTTGAGTTGTTCATATCCTTCTAAAGTTTGATTTTTTGTATAATATTCTTGTTCTTTTTTGTCTTCTATCGCTTTAAACTTTTGCGCCAATTTGTCTGCTTGTGTTCTTCTTTCTGTTTCACTCCATATCTTTTGCCTGAAGTACCTTGGCAGGCTTATTTTTTTACCGTCTTCCAATGTTATGAAATTTCTTTCAATATCTGCTCTATGATAGTTAATTATTTTTTCAGATAAATAGTTTAGCCCTAATTTTTTACTCATTAAACTAAATTCTGGCAATCTATCATCGTTTTGGTGCATTGGTATAATTTTGCCTTTGTTTATATATTTTGCAGTGTATGCGGCTGAGGCTTCTGTTAGTTCTCCTATATGTACTTCTCCTTTGTCCCATGCTTTATGTATTAATTCTATATCTGCATTGAATAGGATTATGTGATAATGGGGTCTAAACGTTTTACTACCGTATTCTCCTGCTAAATAGTATTTTATTACCACTTCCTTCGGGTGGGCTTTCCTAAGTCTTTTGAAATAAAGTTGAACGTCTCTTTTATCCAGTGTAAGGTATCCACGTTTTGTAATAGGTACGAAGCGGGTATCATAAGTAAGAGTAACGAAATGAGAGGTATTAGCATTTTTTGCTTGAGTTTTTAAACGAAATGTCCAGACGCTAGTGCGTCTGGACAAACACGCTGGACACTTTCCACAAGGTACCGGAACCTGCCGGTCGTTACTATAGATAGGGTAGCGTGGGTTATTAACATGAAACGGGGTATCACATGCCATCTTAGAAGTTAGGCGTGCCGTACTTCGGCATCTTTCTAATAGCCTTGATGTTGTTGAAAATATGTCCGTAAATGTTGTCAACTTCTGAGTCTTCCACCGCGAAAATACGCGTGCTAGGGTCACATTGAACGAAGGATCCATTAAGATTTGGTTTTGCACTAAACTTACGTCCTAAGTGCCAATAATCTAAACTTGTTCGCATTTCTCCTGCTACACGGCTGTTCAGAAATTTATATTCGGCATATCTAGGTACATACCCGAAAGTTTCTCCTACTTGAGTTCCTGTTGCATAAAGTTCTGCATTTTTTACTTCTTGTTCTCCAATATTTGCAAAGGTTGGCCAAAAATAGTCTAACCGGTCCAATTTGAGAAGTGACCTATGAACACCTTGTTGGTAGGCTGTTTCTGGGGTTACTGAAATCATTCCAATAATCCACCCATGTTCTTCTACTGAATATTTAAACTCGTTACCTCCGGATACGGAAATACCATGTCCTGCCATGTTACCAACTGGTAAGGTTGTCTCTGCTGTGGATAATACTTCGCTAATCACCATTTTGCCTTTTGAACCGCCCAGGTATTCTGGTCTTTGAAGTCTCGCGTCTGAAGATTTAACACCAAAGTGAGCAAGTATGCTTTCAATGTATCGGGTTCCTCCTCTAGCGTTTCTTTCTAACCATTCTTGTAATCTAAAGGCTCTACGTAGTGAGTTAATATCCGCGGCTTCTGCTGTTCCATATAGTTGACTAGAGTTGTCAATATTATAACGTGTACCTGTTGTTGAACCTTGTCTTGGCTGTCCTCCTGCATCTGAATGGCTTAAAGAATTTTGGTTTGTAAAAGGGGTTCCGTCTAATTGTCTAAAAACTGTGCCTCCTGCTGTTTCATCATAACTAATTGTTACATCTCCAATTGGTATGGTTACTGCATCTCCTTTTTGTGCCCATGGCAAACATGAGGTAAAATAATCATGTTGCCATGCTCTATTTTTAACACTTTGACCCGCTATCGTTTGGATATCTCCATTCCAACCATTAACTAATGAATCTAAAACCTCTGTTTGAAGATTTTGGTCTCTATAATATTCATTATAAATTTTGTTATATGCTGCAATTGGAAAAGGTGAGCATATTTGTGCATTTGGATCGGGAAATCTAAAAGTATTATCAACTACCTGTGTTGGAATTCCCATATAGTCTGCTAAAGATTTAACAGGAAATCCAACGCCATCTGGTACATAATACATAAATGGAGGTGTTACGTCTAAATTTCCCGTAATCCATTGTTCCCAGTTAGGCCATAGAATTCTATTTGGCACAAAGAAGTAATGTGTAGTAACGTTTACTTTGTGCATTACTGGTGCAATTAGTGGAGCGAATCTAAGCATTGTTTCTGTGCCTATTTTTACTTTATCACCTGGAACGCATTCCATAACACATGTTGGATATAGTCCACCCATTTTAAACGACATTTTCACATCGTGTGAAAGGTCGAATACGTTGCTACCTACTTTAGGTAGCTGAATCGAGTTGAATAAGTTTGCTTTTCCCATTATAGTCTAATTCCTCCTCTTTGAACTAAATAAGTATTGTTTCTTCTGCGGCCGTAGCCTCGTTTTTTGCGGAATCCTCCGCGTCTTCTTTTGTAGCGCATTGTTTTTGTTTGTTAAAGTTTGAAATATGAATTTGGGTAATTTGTAATAAACTTAATATTGAATCATATCTTGATAGTATTAAACTTT